TCATTATTGAGAAATTACTAGAACATGGTCATCATATTGATCATATTCTAGACAACATGATTTATGCGATTGACGGAGATAAAATTCAGTCAATGACCTCTAATAAGGCATTCTTAAATGCGTTTAAGAGAAGTAGTAATATCTATCACGAAGATTTTTTAACTTATGATTTTAAAATGAAGTTCGATTTAGTAGTGGGGAATCCACCCTTTAAAGAATTGGCCACCAATGGTCGTCAGACTAATAAAAGTATCTGGAAAAACTTCCTCATAAAATCTGTCGATATCACAAAAGACGGTGGGAAAGTATGTTTAATAACCCCGACCGGATGGTGTGCTCCCAGTGATAATGCTAAGATTGTGGAGAAAATATTCTCCAAATACAATTTAATCTACGCCGATATATCTGATGATATCAAGAATAATTTCAAAGGAGTTGGATCAACCTTCGGGTTCACCATCTTGGTCAAAGAACCTTATCAGAAATCATCCAGAATTAAAACCAATGACGGCGTTCATATCATTGATCTGACAAAAACTAAATTGATAACACAAAACGGTTTGGGAATTATTGAAAAAATAACCAACACAAATGACCACCGTTGTCAATTTATTCTTGCCGGAAAATATATGCAGTATTCTGGTGTTGGTTACCACACTGATGATAGACCAGAATCTGCCACCTTTAAAAATATTCATCACGTCAACAGCAGTAAAGATTACTTGAAAAACACAACGATTCCTGTTCGCTGGAGTGAAAATAAATCAGAAATAACGAATCGTCGAAAGGTAGTTATTCCATACAACGGACCCGTAAATGTTATTGTTGACGACGGGGAGTACGGAGTGGGTTGGTGTCAGACACTTTTATTAAATGATAATGAGTCAGTGGTAGCAGCAAACCAGGTATTCAATAGTAAACTATTTAAATTTTTTGCTAACCAAAAACACACTCAATATAATGAAACAAAAAATCTAAATCAATTCCCTAGATTAGATATGACAAGAGAGTGGTCAGACACGGAGATATATCGTTATTTCAAAATCACCGATCAAGAAATCAGATTGATTGAATCGACTGTTGGAAAATAATGAAGTTCGATTTAGTAGTGGAAATTGAGTTAATAGAATCAACGTCAGGTGAATGTCGAAACACTTGACATATCAGTGACAATGGTGTACACTGATCTGTAATGTTAGATATCATATCTTTTATTCCTGGAAAAAAGAAGGTCAGTCCATCGGGTTGGCTATCGTTCAATGCTGTCTGTTGTCATCATCGTGGTGATAGTCAGGACAAGCGTGGTCGTGGTGGTCTCAAGACTGAGTCTGATGGTTCTTGGGTTTTTCACTGTTTCAACTGTGGTTTCAAGGCTAACTTCACACCTGGCAGACCGTTGAGTCGGAATGCTAAGAGTTTGTTGCAATGGTTGGGCATAGATGAGTTGACTATTGAGCGTATCAACTTAGAGAGTCTCAGGAATAAAAACATTTACGACTTGCTACACCACAAGGTAGTATCACGGTGGAAACCACAGTTCAGGACGGAAATTTTACCGGATGGTCTTGAGTTACTAGATAATAGTGACGGTCGGCATAAAAAATATGTTGACTATTTGGTTGGTCGTGGTGTAGAATATGATAGATATCCGTTCATGGTGTCTCCAGAGGCATTGGGACGGGAACGGAACAAGATAGTTATTCCGTTCACTTATGACAACCAGATAGTGGGGTATTGTAACCGATATTTAGATAATAGAACTCCAAAGTATCTCAACCACCTTCAGAGTGGTTATGTATTCGGCACTGACCTTCAGCAGTCTGACTGGTCATATGTTATCCTTGTTGAGGGTGTTTTTGATGCCTTAGCGATAAATGGGTTATCGGTTCTTCACAATGATATCAGTGACAAACAGACGGACTTGATCAGAGGGTTAGACAAACAGGTTATTGTTGTTCCAGACAAAGATAGGGCTGGACAACAACTTATTACTAGAGCGATTGACTTAGGCTGGTCGGTTAGTTTTCCTGACTGGGACAAGGACATCAAGGATGCTAATGATGCTGTAAAACGATATGGTAAGTTAGCAACGATAATATCCATAATAGATTCCGTGGAGACATCTAAAATAAAAATTCAATTAAAAAGAAAACACCATGCTCACTGAATATTCACCAGATGTACAAATGTTATTCTTGGAGTTTATGCTTCAGGATGCGCAGAGTTATGTTAGGGTTCAGAATGTTTTCAATGCAAAAAACTTTGACAAGAAGTTACAACCAGTAGCTAAGTTTATTGCTGAACATTCTGAAAAATATGGAACCCTACCAGAACGATCCCAGATATTAGCTACCACTGGTGTTCGTTTAAAAGAAATTCCAGACTTAACTGACGGTCATTACGATTGGTTCCTAACTGAGTTTGAAAACTTTACTCGTCGTCAAGAACTAGAAAGAGCCATTCTAAAGTCAGCCGATCTATTAGAAAAGGGTGATTTCGGACCTGTTGAAAAATTAATCAAGGACGCCATTCAAGTTGGTCTGACCAAAGATATGGGAACAGATTACTTTGCTGATCCCAGAAGTCGTATTGAAAAATATTTTAGTAGTGGAGGACAAGTTAGTACTGGATGGCCACAACTAGATAAGATTATGTATGGTGGATTTAGTCGAGGTGAACTCAATATCTTTGCCGGTGGTAGTGGTAGTGGTAAGTCATTGGTTATGATGAACTTAGCACTGAACTGGTTGACCAATCAAGGTTTGAGTGGGGTTTACATTACCCTAGAGTTGAGCGAAGAATTAGCCAGTCTAAGAACTGATGCTATGTTGACCGACACTAGCACCAAGGAAATTCGTCGAGATATTGAAAATACAGAACTTAAAGTTAGGATGGCAGCCAAGAAAGCAGGACAATATCGTGTAAAATACCTACCAGCTCAGAGCAACATCAATGACATTAGAAGTTATCTAAAAGAAGTTCAAATTCAACACGATATCAAGGTAGACTTTATTATGATAGACTATCTTGATCTACTTATGCCAGTGAGTACCAAGGTTAGTCCATCTGATCTGTTTATCAAAGACAAGTATGTATCAGAAGAGTTACGAAACTTAGCTAAGGAATTGAATGTGTTGATGGTAACCGCCAGTCAGCTTAACAGATCGGCAGTTGAGGAAATTGAGTTTGATCACAGTCATATTTCTGGTGGTATTAGTAAGATCAACACAGCAGATAATGTGTTTGGTATCTTTACCAGTAGAGCAATGAGAGAACGAGGCCGGTATCAGATTCAGTGTATGAAATCAAGAAGTAGTACTGGTGTTGGACAAAAGATTGACCTTGAATACAATATGGAAACAATGAGAATCACTGATTTGGGTAGTGACGAACAAGAAAGTTCTGGTTATGTTCGTAAACCTTCTATTCTAGATTCAACCAACTCACAACATACATTTACAAGTCATCCAGTCAATGAAACTGTAGAAAATAATACTGGAGAGGTACAAAACACTAGGTTACAACAACTACTCAGTAAGATTAACTCTAGATGATTTGCGATAAATAATAGTATTACTATTACTAATATTATTAATCTTTAAGAAAGACCATGCAGAAAAAAACCCGCAGTTTATTAGAAGAACTTGAGTCTTTGTATGTTGACCGTGATCGTAAACACATCATGGAAAATCGTGCTGCTAATGTGATGTCTAGTGCTATTCGATTGGTTGAACAAATCGAAGAAACCTACACACCAGAAGAATCAGACATTCTAATCAGGAAGTTACTCAATGCTATTCGTCTTAAAGATCCGTCCAAGTTTAATAGATCGTTGAGAAAATTAGATGCTAATTCACCAAATAACACAACCAAGAAAAAACCAGATTGATGAGGGAGTGCTCGACGCTGCCAAACAAGGTTTAGGAAAACTTGCTAACTATGGTCTAGATAAAGCAAAAAGATCTAATCTAGCTACCAGTGCTAGAAATATTAGTCAGGCTGTTAGTCAACGATCGCGTAGTGGCGGCGATATTGGTGATGAGTATGCTATTCGTCAACAGGGTTCAAGAGTATTAAAGTTTTGGAAGAACTACACACAGAAATTCGCCAATAGTATCCGAGATCCACAACAACGCGAACAGTATCTAACGGGTCAGAGTGATCTTTATCGTAGACAACTGATTCAATTCGTTGAGACTAATTTGCTGGGAAGAACTCCCATTGGAAATTTCGAAAACGGCGATCAGATAATGGAAATTATCAATGAATTGAGTGGGTTTCCTGCTGCTGGATCACAACCAACTCAACAGTCACAACCGTCGCAACGTCCAGCACAGACTACTCAACAACCAGTTCAACAACCAGTTCAACCAAAACGTCCGACTCCAATGGTTACCCCACGAGGAGTAAAAGTGACATCTGGTGAACCAAGAATTCTCAACTTCAAGAACACAGACTTCGTTAGAAATGAAACGGGTGAGTGGGCTACTCTAAAGGGAAATAGACCAGCATCACCTCCACTACAAGCGTTCCTTGACAAGGAAGATGATTATCTTGATACTCTGACAGAGGGATTTGCTGGTCCAGAAAACGAAGAATTAGAGTTATTCAACGATCTGATAAGAATGACTTCAGT